ATTTTTCTCAAGACTCACTTGGAGAATTGATGTTTGAAGAAATAAATGCAGGTGCAACGCCAGAAACATATACCACTATTACACCAAGTGGTGCAGAAACATATACAGAAATTACGCCTAGTGGCACAGAAACATATACAGAAATAGTGAGGTAAAAAATGGCAAGTACATACACATCAAATCTAGGGGTTGAAAAGATAGGTGCTGGTGAACAAGCTGGTACATGGGGTACAACTACCAACAACAACTTAGATATACTAGATAGAGCCATTAATGGTGTAGGAGCAATAACCTTATCTGGCACAACACATACTTTAACAACTAGCGATGGTACATTATCAGAAGGTGGTAATAAGGTTTTAGTATTAGGTGGGTCTCCATCTGGTACAAATACAATCACTATATCGCCAAATGATCAAGACAAGATGTTCTTTGTTCATAATAGTACAAGTCAAACCGCTACTTTTACACAAGGATCTGGTGCAAATGTAAATGTACCTGCTGGTGCAAAAGCCTTAATATATGCAGATGGTGCAGGATCTGGTGCAGCCGTTGTAGATTTGTTAGACAGTCTAGCCTTTGGCGGAACCAAACTTACATCTACGGCATCAGAACTGAACATTGTTGATGGTGATACAAGTGCTGGAACAACTGCCGTAGCTGATGGTGATGGTATTGTTACTAATGATAGTGGCACAATGAGACAAACTACTGCTGCTACCTTTTCTACATACTTTAATGCTAATCTTGTAACAGTACCAAGTGCCATAACATCATCTTCTGCTACACTTACACCATCGTCAGCACAATCGATATATCAAAAAGTTGATACATCAAGTAACAACGTAGCTTTAACTTTAGCGATAGGTAGTTTGGCAATAGGGCAATATATAATTGTGGATAAAACAAGTTCATCTAATACATTAACTTTAAGTTATCCATCTAACTCACAAGGTGTAAGTCTTGGTAGTTCAGCTTCTTTTGCAATAGCGATAAATCAAAATGGAAGTATATTTACTTTTGTAGAGACAATTAAATATTAGGTGATGTATGGCAATACCTTTAATATCAAACGTAGGTTTCACTGAAGTAAATTCAGCAGGCACTTTAAATGATAAGGCTGGAACGGCTAAAAGCAAACTGCCTATACAATTTTTTAGATTGACAGACAACATAAGTGGCAACTTAACTTTAAACAATGACTCTGCACATAAAAAAATAATATTAGATACAAATGGTAACACCATAACTAATTCATCAGGATCACCCTTAACAACTAATTCTAATACAACCTTAGAATTAATAGGTAGTGGTAATATACAATCTACTTTAAAAACATCTACTGCAACCCAGTCCTCAACTGGCAATCTTGGAACAACAACTTTTTCTACATCAGATAGTTCAACTGTAGTTGTTGCTAATGTAGATACAGACACGACTGTAGAAAAATATGTAGACACTTCAAATTTTACTTACAACGGATCAACAATAGACTCTCAAGGCACAACTACAGTTGGAGGAAGCACACCAAACGCATCTACTATTTTTGGAAGTGGGTCTAGTACTCAATATGGAATAAATATTACTGATGGAACACAAGCAGCTCAATTTGTTGGAGACACTAGTACAAGTAGCACTACATCTCCTGCTAGTGCAGGTTATAAATTATACATAGCTACAATAGGGCCTAATACAGTAAGTATATTACGCATGGATGAATATTCTAACTATAGTGGAAGTATTGGAATATACTCTAGTCTTGTTGGTGGAACAGTCGATGGTCATAACAGATACTCAGGTACAACTAATCATTTTATAAGAACGAATGGCACGAGAAGATTATGGTTTAGATATGTAAGATCTGGCAATGACAGAACTTTTACTTTTACAAATAACTTAGATATTAGTTGTGTATTAAGTGGATCGGATCCTTTTAATGGCGTTACTGTTAATGCTGGAGCAACAGCAGTTTCTACAGCAACAAACTCGACAGATGGCTCTTTTGATATTACTATGACAATATCTGGCACTAATGGAAGTAGTCAACCTTTTGCTTTAGCAAATGTAAATAGTGGCACTGGTAGTATTGATACTAGTGCTTATACTGGAACTTTATCAGCGAGGGCGTTCTAATGCCTATGACAGCTTTAAAATTTAGGCCCGGAATAATATCTGACATTACGTCTTACAGTAACGAAGGGGGCTTTGTTGATGGAGACAAAGTAAGATTTAGGTTTGGTTTTCCTGAAAAATTTGGCGGTTGGGAAAAATATAGTCCGAATCAATATCTAGGCAGTGCCAGAAGATTACATAACTGGGTAGCTCTTGATGGCTCTGACTTTATGGGTATTGGCACACATTTAAAATACTATATAGAAGAAGGTCAAACTTTCAACGATATCACACCTATAAGACAGACGACTGGTGCGGGTGATGTAACTTTTGCAGCGACTAATGGCTCTACAACAATAACTGTTACAGATCCAGCACATGGTGCAAACGAAAAAGACTTTGTAACATTTTCTGGTGCATCAAGTTTAGGTGGTACAATAACTGCTACAATACTTAATGCAGAGTTTCAGATAACATCCTTGATAAGTTCTAATGCTTATGAGATTACGTCAAGTGTGGCTGCTAATTCATCTGATACTGGTAATGGTGGCAGTAGTGTTGTAGGTGCGTATCAAATAAATGTTGGATTAGATGTAACAGTCGGTGGAACTGGTTGGGGTGCTGGTCAGTGGAGTGGCACAACATCTGGTGCTTTGGCAACACAACTAGCAGAAGCATTGGACGCAAGTGAAACTGCAATAGATGTGGACAGTGCAACAGGGATTACGGCTGGTGATTTGATATTGATAGAAGAAGAACTAATTACAGTAGGCACGATAAGTTCTAACACATTAGGAACTGGTGGAGGTCCATCAACCAGAGGTGCAAGTGGCACAGATGCAGCAACACATGCAGACAATACTCTTGTAAGATTAGCAACTGGTAATGCAGACTCTGCTAATGACTTTGTTGGTTGGGGTAATGCAGCGAGCGTTACGGTTCCCGGAGCACAGATTAGATTGTGGTCACATGACAATTTTGGTGAAGATATTATTATAAATCCAAGAGATGGTGGTTTGTTTTACTGGGATAAAACAAATGGATTAGGTAACAGAGCCATAGAACTTAGTGCGACAAGCACATATTCTGGAGAGACAAGTGTGCCTACTGTTGCTAAACAAGTTCTTGTATCAGATCAAGACAGACATGTTATTGTGTTTGGTTGTGATGGATTAGGTGCAAATTCCTCTGCTCCACAGGGCAATGGTGTACAGGATCCATTGTTGATACGTTTTTCTTCACAAGAAAATCCAGTAGACTTTTTTCCAACTGCTACAAATACGGCAGGTGATTTAAGGTTAGGTGGTGGATCTACCTTCGTACAAGCTGTTGAAACCAAACAACAGATATTAGTCTTCACTAATAAAACACTACACGCCATGAAGTTTATAGGTCCACCATTTACGTTTGGTCTGCAAGAACTATCAAAAAATATAACCATTATGAGTCCGTTCTCAGCTATAGCTGTTGAAGATGCAGTGTATTGGATGGGCGTGGATACTTTCTACGTTTATTCTGGTGGTCAAACAATACAACTACCATGCACTGTAAAAGATAAAGTATTTTTAGATTTTAATTTTGAAGAACGGGATAAAGTACATGTAGGACTTAATTCAGAGTTTAGTGAAATATTGTGGTTTTATCCATCTTCTACTGGTGGGACAGTCGTAGATAAGTATGTCGCCTATAACTATACAGAAAAAGTTTGGTATTATGGAACACTTGCAAGACAGGCATGGCTTGATAGGGGTATAAGGAACTTGCCGCAAGCAGCAGGCAATCAGTATCTCTATAACCATGAGGTAGGGTTTGATGATGATGGATCTGCTATGACATCGTTTATTGAGTCATCCTCTATCGATATAGGAGATGGTGATAAGTTTGTGTTTTTAAAACAAGTGATACCGGACATTACATTTAACGGGTCTACCAGTGTCAACCCCGATGTAGCGTTTACAATGAAATCAAGAAATAATCCGGGTGCAAACTTTAATGAAACTACACAGGCCACGGCTCAAAGGTCTGCTACAAGCCCTGTTGAACAGTTTACAGAAAAATTAAATTATCGTTTACGAGGCAGATCTTTTGCATTAAGAATTGATTCCACATCGCTGGGAACTAAGTATAAGTTGGGCACTCCCCGTGTTGATATTAGAGAGGATGGTAGACGTTAATGTTAATCACTAGTATTCCTCAGTATATTCAAGGTGTTACAAATGCAAAGTTAGATTTAACTACCACTAATTTGACTACGCTATTTACTGTTCCCAGTGATGCCGACTTCAATGCAGCCGTCGTCAACTCCATATTGGTATCTGAAGATAGTGGCAATGCAGACACAATCACAGTTCAACTTGTAAACGGTAGTGATACATTTAGTTTATTTAAGGTAAAAGCAGTAGGAGCTAATACCACAATAGAACTACTTACAAGAGATTTAATACTGCAAAGCGGTGAGATATTGAAAGTACAAGCCGCAACAGCAGATAGATTGCATGTTGTAGCCAGTATACAAGAGCTGTCAAAAACTAGAGTTACAACGAGTGCGTTGTCAAGAATATAAGATTGAACTAATAAATAAAATAAGGTAGACTTTGGAACATGGACCAAGCACTTAAACAAGAAGAGATACCATCAGGTGGTATAGCTGACTTCATTTACAGTGATGAAGAGATCAAGCTTCTTGAAGAAAAGGAGCTACAAGATCTTTATGGCCAAAATGGTATAGCTCAATTCAAGGCTATCGGTAAAGAGATGGCTAACTTTGGTCGTTATGGCGATGATACGGTAGCTCATGTGGAGACAGGCGAGCTTATCGTTCCACGAGCCTTGATAGAAAACAATCCAAAGTTAAAAGAAAGCATATTTGGTCACTTGCGTGAGCTAGGTGTAGAAGACCCAGAAAGATATGTGGTTGGTACAAGCAAAAATAGTTTGAATCCAGACACAGGTTTACCAGAGTTTTTTCTCAAAAAGTTGTTCAAAGGAGCTAAGAAGGCTGTCAGTTCTGTTGCAAAAGGTGTTGGCAAAGCATTAAAAGGTGTAGGTAAGGCGCTCAAGAGAGTGGCTCCTGTCATAGTGCCTTTGGCTCTTAACTACTTCTTACCGGGTCTTGGAGCTGTGTATTCAGGAGCGTTAGGTGCTGGTATTACAACACTACTGCAAGGCGGCGACGTAAAAGACGCACTAAAGTCAGCTTTTGTCGGTGGTGCTACTGGTGCAGTAACCGCTGGTTTTGCTGGTCCTAACAAAGGACTAGAAGGTTTCGGTAAAAACATAGCTGCTGACGTAAGCGGAGGCACCGGTAATATAGGAAAAGCTTTAACTGAAGGAAGTTTCAAACCACTAACAAGTACCAGCTTGCCGAGTTTACAAGATGTAACTAAACAAGATACAAAACTAATAGATACTGATGTTAAAGTTGATAAATTACCAGCCTTATCAGAAAAAACTAGTTTAGATTTAGAAGGTGGTGTAGCACAAGGTGTAGATGGTTTTGGGTTGCCAAAAGAACCACCAACCGTTTTTGACAAACTAAAAAGCGGCGTAAGTAAAACCAGTGATGTTCTTTTTGGAGGGGAAAAAGTAACTCCTTTAGAGGTTCTAAAAAAAGAAAACCCAAATTTAACTTTTGAACAACTTAAAGGTATAGATAAGAACAGTGCTATATATTTAGATGCTGTAGACAAAGCAGCTGCACAAAGTCCGGGTTTTATTAGAAGATTTGGTCCATCAGCCGCTCTCGGCATAGCAGGCTTGTCAGCAGCGGGGGCTTTTAAAACTCCAGAAGAGGAAAACTTACCGCCTCTTGAGACAGGGTTTGACATATATAGAAAAGATCCAGACAGGTTTAATGTAGGCAACATTGATGTTAGAACAGCACAAGGACCTTTTCAGACAGATACTAGTTATGGTTTTGATTATACTGCTCCTGTTTTTCCTAGAAATCCTTTTCTACCCCCTGTCTCCACTCAAAATGTAGCTGAGGGTGGTGAAATATTTCCAAGACGTAATGGTGGTATAAGCCCAAGAGAAGGCACACCGGGTAAAGATAGTGTGAGAGCTATGTTAATGCCGGGTGAATTTGTTATGACAACAGACGCTGTGAAAGGTTTAGGTGGTGGAAACTTAGACAAAGGCATCAAAAACATGTATAGTGTAATGAGTAAACTAGAAAAGCGTGGAAAGGCGATGGCATAATGGCAACAGAAGAAGTTATCCAAACCGTTAGAGAAACGCCAGAAATAGAAGCGTATCGAATAGGATTACTAGAGTCTGCAAAGAAACTAGCAGATCAGGGTATTACCTTACCAACACAACAAGTAGCAGGGCTCACGGGTCTTCAAGAAGCAGCTAGACGTCAGGCAGAAGCTGGTGTTGGCGCATTTATGCCATATATAGAGCAAGCTGGACAAACAATAGGTGGGGCGGGGCAAACACTGGGCGGTGTTGAATCAGCACTAAGAGCTGGTGCCGGTCCAGTAACCCAAGAGATGATTGCTCGTAATATGAACCCCTTTCAACAGGCGGTGGCTGATGAGATCAACAGAGCATATGACAGGCAGTTAAGATCGAGTGCAGCTGGTGCTGTAGGAGCAGGAGCTTTTGGTGGCTCACGAGGTGAGATAGCGGCGTCGGAGATAGACAGAAACAGAGCATCTGCGTTAGCACAGGCTCAAGCACAGAACTTCATGCAGGCACAACAGGCAGCAGAAAGAG